CAAGGTGTCGCAACTTTAAAATATAGCCAACAGATATCAAATACACCAATATGGAGACCAGATAGACAAATTAGGAAAGGTTCGTTATTGGCGGCTTTAAAAGTCAATAGCAATTTAATTGAATATTTATTAAATCCCGATGCTGTTCCGAGTTATGATGGGACCACCTCTAAACCGGAAGACGGCACCACACTCACGACGCCGACGGCGCTTGATACAGAAGCGGCGGCGCCCGCAGCACCGGCAATGAGGGCAGGGTCTGAAATCGCGCGGGTGCCGGCGGGTTTTTCTGACGCGCCGACCGAGGCGCCGTATGAGGTGAAGGATGATCCGGTCAGGGTTTTCGGCGATCAAGGCGAGGAAGAACTTTCGGAGGAACATCGGGCGGACATCATCAAGTACAATAAACTCCAGCAGGCGGCGGAAGACCTTTATGATATTGATAACAACCGTATTCGGCCGGGGCATGAAAACGAATATAATGCGTTGAGGAACGCGGCCAACATACTTTGGCAAAAGTACGGCGGCCGGCCGGATGGATTGCGCGCCGGGCAGCCCCGTTTCGGCGAAGCCGATCACAGTTTTTTATTAGATGGTCGGCTGCGAAATGGTTCGAATTCCTCTTTCGTCGTTGCTGAATTAGCTAACCGCACCGAGGAAGTGGCGGCCGGTTCGATGACGGTGCCCATAGCGATGCCGACCAGGCACACAGCTAGCCATACGGACACAGCGGTCTTGGTAGCGGGAACCGGAACCACCGATCATGATGCTGACGATGTGTGGCTAAAGCCAATGTTTGCTTAATTGAGTTTATCTTTTAATTTAGTTACATGACTTTTGTTTATACGACAATTTATAATTCCGTTGTAGTAGTCATCCCGTAACAGAACCTCTCGCTCAAACTGTACTTTTGCTTCCATGTAAGACATTTCGCCTTTGGATTCGCAAAGGTGTAAGATTTCGCGCTTGAACGCATCCGGTCCATTTTTTTCTAAAAGCAATTTTACTGTATCGGAAGAACCATAATAGTCTTTCCAGTCGGATAAAGTAACGACTTTTCTTTTTCTCGTTTTTCCTTTTAGCGGCGGCAAAGTTCGCTTTGACCAAAAACCTTTTTTGCCTACATATTTCTTATCGCTCGAAATTTCAGTAATAACATATACAAACCCAATATAGGTTCCAATATCAATATCACCAAAAGGCTTATCATTATAAAACCAAGTCATTATATTTCCCGCTGTATAAATAATTATTTATACACATAAGGAATCAAAAAATGTATGAATATCGTTGTATAATTGATCGTGTTGTTGATGGAGATACTGTGGACGTTCATATTGATTTGGGATTTGATGTTTGGCTAAAGAATGAGCGAATTCGTGTGCATGGTATTGATACTCCAGAATGCAGAACCCGCGACCTTAATGAAAAAGCCGCAGGTATAGCTGCAAAAGTATATGTTGCAAAACTTTTACCTAGTGGTAGTGTTTCTATTTTGATTTCAAACGAATTCAATAAAGGTAAATTTGGTAGAATTTTGGGCGATTTCAAAATAGAAGAAACGACCCTAACCAAACTATTGATTGATAATCATTATGCCGTGACATATCACGGAAAAAGTAAAGACGAAATAAAAGAAGAACATCGTATCAACCGACAATTATTAGTCGATTCGGGTATAATAATTGTGTGACGAATTATTCGTTTTCGTCTTCGTCTTCTAAAATTGCATAAGCCTCGACGCCACAAACCGGGCAATAAGCCGGTTCTTCGTCATTTTCAACAGCAACGGTGTATTCGTCCGCACACCTGTCACAATCTAATGTGTAATATTTTCTACTCATGTATTATGCCTCACAACTAACGCAGTTGAGAATATCTCTTACCAATTCTTGAGCGGGATTAGCGGAACGCTGGTAATAAAAGGTTTTTACCCCAGATTTCCATCCTTCTATAATAAGAGCATTCACATCTTTGGGTGAAACCTCAGGATGTATCATGATATTCAAACTTTGGGATTGATCGATATATTTCTGTCGGGCGGCTGCCTGCTGTACTATGGATAAAGGAACGATCTCGCTAAAGGTCCTGAACACATCCTTTTCATGATCAGATAAGAAGTCTAGATGTTGCACCGATCCCCCGTGGGTCAAAATACTCATCCAAATGTCATCGTATCCCTTGAAGCCCTCAACACCATCCTGATTGTATTTCTGAATAACCTCATCTAGGTAGGGATTGCGATATGTAAACTTACCCTTTGCCAAATCTTTTGTGAAATAGTTGGACGCAAGTGGTTCGACACTAGGTGATACCTGGCCCAGAATAAATGATGAACTTGTTGTTGGAGCAACAGCGGTCCGAGTCAGATTTCTTTCTCCGGTTCCGAGCATTCCTTTTGGACAACCATATTCTTCGGCAAGGTCCTTAGATGCTTCAAGCGATTTCTCATCTATAAACTTTGACATTTTGATTGCCAACATGTGCGCTTCAAACGATTCGAAGGCAATAGATTTTGACTGTAGGTATGAGTGCCACCCCAACTGACCAAGGCCAAGGGCTCTCCAGTGTACCGCAAAGTCGTGTGCAGATTTCATGAGAGTAATATTTTTGGTCTTTTCGATATACTCTTCCATTACAGCATCAAGAAACCAAATCATCGTTTCGACGGCATCCGTCTCCGACCATTCATCGAAAGTGAGGCAGTTCATGCTCGCTAGATTACAGACAAATGACCATTCGTTAGAAGCTGGGAGACAAATCTCCGAACAAAGATTTGATGCCCAAATGGTAATGTTCTTATCCTTTAGTACCTGCGGTTTGTTGTTGTTGACCGTATCGCTAAAGAAGATGTATGGATATCCGGACTCCCGGCGCTTTCTGAGAACTCTGGCCCAGACTTTTCTTTTTTCACTATCCCCGTCGATCATCTCTTGCATAAAGTTATCCGAGACACATACACCAAGAGACAGATTTTGAATATTTGAACCTTCTTCGCGACATTCGAGGAACTCCATGATATCGGGAGATTCTATATCGAGGTATGCAGCAAAAGATCCTCGGCGGACCTTACCCTGTGCGACCACATCAACAGTGGTGTCCGCAAGGGACATAAAATGTACGGGGCCGTCGGCTGTACCGCCGGCGCTGATAGGCGTACCTCTGGGACGTAGGGCGCCGTAATATCCCGAAGTGCCTGCACCCATTTTAGTTTGCATTCCAACTTCGGAGTTTTTCATGAGGATAGAATCCATATCATCATCAATGAAAACACCATTACATGAAATAGGAAGACCTTTCTTAGTTCCAAAATTGGACCAGACAGGTGAAGATAGAGAATAAAATCCTCTACTCATATAATCATAAAACTTATCAGCAAATCCTGGTTTGTCAAGAATCTCTTCCGCGCGCATGGCGATGAGTCTCACTCTTTCCTCGACAGACATGTTGCCTTCGATGTATCCTCTTGACAAAAATAATCTGCTATCGTCGTTGGCCCACTCAAAACTCATTCAATTTTCCTTTTGTTTATTACTTCATTATATATAATTAAAATAGGTCGTCTTCCGTGATTGCTTTTCCGCGAGAATATTCGGTTGGACGCTTCAAAAAAAAGTCCGTCATGTTTTGGCCCAACAACTCTTCGTCAAACCAAAAAGTCTCTTTCAAATGGTCCGCATCATAGTATATATCCTCGCTAGAAAATCCTATTTGATCAAGAGAATCGGCCATGCGCTTGGAGATGAATGATTTTAGAATATCCGCCGAAAGTCCGGGAGCAGTATAATCTCCCATGATCCATTCGATGACCTTGGATTCTGCTTTTAGTGACTCGACGCATTCGTGCCTAATACGTTCTTCTAACTCCTCATCAAACAACTCCGGATATTCCTCACGTAGCGTTTGAATGAGTTTGATACCCACCTGAGCATGAAGCATTTCTTCATTTCTTGTGTACTGGATCTGCTGGGCGCAATCTTTCATTACAGACTTGTTTCGGTTCATGTGCATGATTACATAAAACTGGGAAAAGAGTGATACATTTTCCACAAATAGTGTGAAGAGAATAATGCTGTAGATATATTGTTTTCGGTCGTCTTCATATGTTTTCTTGTTATACTTTTTGAGATATTCGACCCTGCCGCGGATCACTTCCTCATTCAAATTTTCTTCAAATACATGTGTGAGGTGTAGTACATCCAAAAGCTTTTCGTATGCCATATTATGAATCACTTCGGAGTTGGCCATCGCATATCCGAGGTCGCGTATCGATGGATGGGGCATATTATCCCCAATCTTAGCCCAGAACTCTTTTACTGCGATTTCGATTTGACCAATTGCGGACATCGCTTTGACCACCACCTCTTGCTCTTCAGGAGACAAATCTACCTTGAACTGAGAATAGTCGCTTCTAAAATTGAACTCATCAGGCGTCCAGAATCCTTGCCATATCGCATCTATAAACTGTTTGGTCCAAGGGTAAAGGTCAGGTTTACGACTGATTTGTTCTTGAAATAGCATACAAATATTCTCCTTGTTTATCCGATATATTATATCAGATTAATTTGCGATTGTCTATGGATATTTTATTATTTTAGGGGCTTGACAGGTATTTTAGTGTGTTGTATAATAGGTTATGGTCCTTAAAATGATACTCGGTCGGATAGTATACATATTCAAGGTGATACAGATTTTTCATAATACACAATAATCTGTTGCTGTTGTCTAATATAACGACGAAGTTCTTCCGTGTTTAGTGACAACTTTTCATAGTCCTTGATGCTCAAGGCCGCAAATACAACTTGTCCATTTGCTGTAGAAAATCGTTCAAGGAACTCTTCCAGATTATTCCTATTTACAACATACCATTTCACATCATCTAAGGATACGCTTCGTGGTCGTGCGACAGTTGGAATAGTTTTTTCAATAATCTGTGTATCAACAACAATACGCTCTTTTGGTTTCACACACCCCGTCAACAAGATGGTCATACATAATATAAACACGGTTTTCATGGGCAGTTTCCTGTCAAGCATTCTATATTTCTAAAAGTTTCTGATGTAGCATTATTTATTCTGTTTTCTATCAGTCCCGGTTTTTCAAGCGCGAGATTTCCAAGATTGTGACTGTTCAGCAATCGGCGCAGATCGGCCAATGTTGACTCAGCGTCCTCTGCTCCGGACTGTAACTCATCAGTTAATATCTTTTGTCTAGCAGCGGTCTCTTGCATCTGTACGATTGTGGCCTGTTGCGACGCAACCACATTATCCAATCTTGCTGCATTTTCTGTCAAGAGTTGAATACGTTCTTGAGTATCGGTGTAATAAAAATACGCCGCGGAAGATATACCGGCTATTAGGGCCGAAATGGCAATCATCATATAAATTCGAATCATGTTGGTTTTCCGTATCTTCGTAGAATGTGACCAATCTCTTTAGATTTTTTCTTTTTCTTTTGGCCTACTACTGTTTGCGCCGGGTTGGGAATGGACGCAATAACTGCACCAGATGGAGCAGCGCCGTCAGCTTCTTCTGATACTCTTTTCTGATTAGATATCCAAGATTTAGCTTCGGGTGAATTGGGAGATTTTTTTGACCAAGTCGCTAATTTCTTATAAACACCATTTGTTTGAGAAATCCACTTAGAACCTTCGCTATTGTCCACAACATAAAAATTTTTGCCAAACATTTTTTGAAAATGTCCTAAATTTTTCTGCACATCCAGCCACATTTCTTTTACCACTTTGTCTGGCAAAGTTCTCTCTCTTTGTCTATTTCTCAATAATGCTGTTTCTAAATCTGTGTT